ACGCGACAACTTCTAATGTAGGGATCGGGACGGTAACACCTGGGTATACGCTTGATGTTGCCGGTGATATAAACTTCTCGGGAACTTTCAATCAAAATGGAGCCCCGTTTGTGTCCTCCCCGTGGACAAAGACTGGGGCTGACCTTTCATACACTACGGGGAACGTTTCAGTAGGGAAAGATTTAACCGTGACTGGGTTCGTCGGGAATTCTGGAACTGGGGCCATACTCGTTCCGAGTGGGACGACTGCACAACAACCTGCCGGGGTTAACGGTATGCTCCGCTATAACACGGAAACTGGGTACATGGAAGCGTACACGGTATCGGGGTGGAGTGTAATAGCAACACCCCCATCGATAACAAGTTTTGATATTACAAACGTCGCAGTAGCTGCTGTCGACACAGATACCATCACGGTGTCTGGATCCGGGTTTGATGCTATCACCAACATCCAACTTCGAGGGGTGGACGGTAAAAACTATGACACGACCACTTTCACGTTTACAAATTCTGGTTCGATCGGGTTTAAGATTGGAACCTTGGCGACCGGACAACTCGCAAATAGACCCTATAAGGTTGTCGCGACGAATGGGGCCGGTCTCTCAGCAACGAGTTCCACGACACTCGGACTTGGTGGTGTGACTTGGTCATCCCCAGTGGCTTCGAGTATAAATGATTTTCCTATAGGAGTTTCGACTTCACTCACACTCTCTGCATATGATGGTGGGGGTGGGTCGGCTGTGACCTATACACTTCAATCGGGATCTTATCTATCTGGAACATTCACACTTTCAGGGAGTACCATAACGGGTACTACCGACGCCGCAGAAAACACCACATCGTCTGTCACCATTCGAGCAACGGATAACGCCGACTCTTCAGTCTTCTTAGACCGTACGTTTACTCTAAAGGCTGTACCTGATGGACTCTACGCCTTTACCTCACACACGTTTACACCCGCTGGTGCTACTGGACGAGGTGGTCCCACACTCACAGAGGCTAGAAACGCGTATACCATCAGTGTACCTCCAAGCCCCGCGACACCATGGGATGAGGATACGAATTTATTTAACATTTTAACGACTGAAAAGGGTATTCAGCGATGGACCGTACCCGTAACAGGGTCGTATACTATAGACGCATACGGTGCTCGTGGTGCTTTCGAGGTTGGTATGACAGCCGGTAAAGGTGCGAGAATAAAGGGTACTTTTAATTTAACGAAAAATCAAGTTATAAAAATAGCCGTGGGACAAGAGGGATGGACAGGATCAGGTGCCCAGCGCAACAAACCGGGTGGTGGTGGTGGAACATTCGTTTGGATCAATGACCCACCGAACAATCCATTGATAGTCGCGGGTGGGGGTGGGGGTGTCCGTGTGAACTTCAGCACTGACGCTGATGGTCAATCTGGAACTAACGCCGGTGAGGCATCTGTGACTATCAGCGAGAGACGCGGGTATCCAGGACAGGTTGTTGGTGTTGGTCACGGTTCATGGGTTAATGGGTCCGGTTACGCGTGTTCTGGTGGGGGTGCTGGATGGTTAAGTGAAGGACATGATGGTTCCAATGCGAACTCTACCGCGTACGCGGGTACCCTTGGAAGTTATTGGAAACAATCTACCTCGACGTGTTGCTATATGGGTCAGTTTGGGAGGGATTTAAGACTCGCGGCTGGAATGACCTCCGGTAGTACGACTGTTCCAAGTACAGAAAAGTTATATGGTGGATTCCAAGGATGTAACACCGCCGAGACCAATTCAGTGGGTGGTTTCGGTGGTGGGGGTGGGGGTGGGGGTAGTGGTGAAGGAGGTGGTGGTGGGTACAGTGGTGGTGCAGGAACATACGCTTCCCATAATCACGGGGGTGGTGGTGGGTCGTATAACGGTGGGTCTTCTCAGACAAACACTGCCGGATCGATGAACGGTAACGGATCCTGCATCATTACTTACAATCCTTAAATCTCAATGAATTATAATATAATGAATAGAAATGAAATATGTCACTCGTGTCAGATCGAAGATGTAGACGAAGAAGAACAAAATGCTCGTATAGAATTTACTACCAAAATCAATGAACTCATAGACGAAGCTGATACATACGCCATTTCAGTCTGGTCTGAGTTATCGAGACACCAACAAAGTGAATGGGCGAACTATATATGTAAATTGAGAACAACACATTTTTTGTTCGATAAAACCGAATTTCCAAAACCTCCAAAACGATTAGATACATTAAAAATGTAAATATATACTATATGCCAGGGACAGGTAATGAAGACGATCCCACCCCAGAAGAAATTGCTGCCCAAGAAGTCGTACAACAACGTAAAGTCGATGCGATGACCAAACTCCGCTCAGAACGGGACGCACTGATTCCCTCAACGGATAAATACGTGATGTGGGATTACCCTATAAACGATGAACTCCGTAAAAAATGGAAACGGTACCGCCAACACCTCCGTGACCTCCCGGGTATGTCTTCACCGGATCTCGATGAAGATGGGAAACTCACGGGTGTTGAATGGCCCCCAATTCCAATTGCCTAACCTTTTCCTCCAAAGTGCCTCCCACTTTGTAAGAAAAAACCACCCAGTCGCGAAGCGACTGTTCCCTACCCAAGTGACTTCATCACTTAAAAAAACCTCCCCAAATAGTAGATATGTCTTTGGAACAGACGATAGGGAACCTCGATATTCGGTATGCGAATACGATTACGTTCGTCGGGTCCTCGAACACTATGGTCGATACGACCACAGGCCGGATCCAAACGAAAGGGTTCCAGCACAATTCTAACGTGATCACCGATATTTCGGGACCACACGGACGGGTCGCGCCAACCTTAAAAAAGTATCCAGAGATTGTTTTTGCCGAGGGGACGTTTGACTCCAATGACACGACGAATGTATACATCCAAGCGGGGTATACGGTGAGTGTAAGTGGTTTTGTAAATTCGACTAATCGACCATGGAAAGCATTTAATGGTATTGATTCCGAGACTGGGTTAGTACTTTCAGGTATAAATTACGATACGAGTGGTAATGCGAATACTACCGGAACTACAGCTTCAAGGTTATCAGCTTCCTCATCAACTCCATATGGTGAATGGCTAAAAATAAAACTTCCCAACAAAATAAAAGTAAATAAATACACCTTCACATCGAGAAATGATGCTGCACTTTGGACACAATCTGTTGAAACTGGACAAATATGGGGGAGTAACGACGATTCGACTTGGGTTCAATTACACACGTTCGCGAATTCCGGGTTTACGGGTGCTTCACAATCGGCAAATTTCAACGTGACTACGAGCGAGTATTATAAATATTACGCATTTATTGTCACAAAAACATTTTCAGCAGGTACTGATTATCATTTATGTATACCAGAACTTAAATATTACGGCTACGAAGAGGACCCACCCGTAGGTGACCATTCGGTCGATACGACTTTCAAGTCCCGGTTCAATAACCCACAATTGACGGGGGTTCAGGTTCTTGTGGATGGTGCGACAGGTCTGGGAACGAACCAAATATCGGGTGGCCCCGATCCATCCGGAAACCAATCGACGATGTCATCGCCCAATAAATACTGGACACTTAACGGGACGCTCACATCTAACCTCTCGGTCGAAGCCAATACATTCCTCGAAGGTGACCAACCCCACGCGGTCTCAGTATGGTTCAACTCTTCTAATCTCGAGACGAACGTTTCCAATACGTGCGTTTTTTCCATTTCGGATCAGGAAAAGTTAGATTCTGACAATCTCACCCTCCAATCCAACACGTGGCACAACCTGACGTATACGTACCAGGGTGAAGGTGGCTCCAAGGTCACGTATCTGGATGGTGTTAAGGTGGTAGAGGGAGCTACAGATACATTCGGAGAGTACCCACCGTCCGCTATGACCGGGTACTCACAAGGTGGGTACGTGGTGAGTGCGAGCGGTGAAGATGTATCCAGTCCTGCATGGAAAATATTCGACGATTCCACGACTACATCGTGGGACGCGGGTGCCGCTTCATTTCAAACCGGTCAACCAGGTTTAGCTGAAACATCGGGTGCCAATCCAGGTGAAGAAATAATTCTCGCCGATGGAACTACGCACACGAGAGGCCATTGGTTACAATTACAGTTTCCGTTTAAATTTATAGTGTCGAGGTATACTCAAAGTTCCTCGACCGCAACGCCAGATACAAATCCAGTAACTGTATCACTGTTAGGTAGTAATGATACTACGAATTGGTACATTATTAAAGATGTACACCAAGATCCAGCCCTAGACGTTTCACATGTAGACGTCAATGCTACCAGGGCTTATAAGTATATAAGATATGTCGTACACGCGATCGGGGGTCCCAATACGCGACTGCTTATACAACAACTCCAGTATTACGGACACCGCGAGAATGACATTATCCGTCTCCCCGATCCCACGAATGTCCTCAAGTATCCACACATTGCGATGACTGGTTCGGTTCAACGAGGGTACGTGGTGACTTCCAGTGGTGGGGTCGTGACTACACCCGATAAAGCGTTTGATGGTAAGTATGTATCGACTGACGGTAACTGGCTCTCAACTGCGGGTACATTTTCGAGTGGGGTCGCACAAAGTGTAGAAACCTTTAATGGGTCTGGGTCTGTCGTGAATGGACCATGGTTAAAAGTGGAAATGAAAAATAAAATCGTACCAACGAAATTAAACATGTTCGTACGCGAATCCAGTATCACTAACCCGCGTCAACCTAGAGCGGGTATACTATATGGGTCCGTCGACGATTCGAGTTGGACGAATTTAGGGTCGTTTTCGTACGCGGATACAACCCTTACCGGTAATTCCACGCCAAATGAAATCACTTTGACCCCTTCGCCCACCGGAACACACTATAAATACTTTATACTTCACGTAACCCAAATGATGACATCTAAAGGAGCGAGTGATCGCGTTTCGATCACTGGTATGGAATTCATTGGGACTGAAGAGGCTACCTCAGTCCCCATCCGGATCGGCGGTGGGAACATCGATAAAGTGGCGAACTTTAGGGTCTACGATAAGTTTATTCAAGAAGGACAAGCCCTCGAGATTTGGAATGCCGAAAAAGATTATTTCGGGAGGGCTAAGTCCTCTATGACTCTCCAACAAGGAAAACTTGGGATCGGGACGGTAACACCTGGGTACACGCTCGATGTTGCCGGTGATATAAACTTATCGGGAACGTTCAATCAAAATGGAGCCCCGTTTGCATCCTCTCCGTGGACGACGACGGGGGTTGACCTTTCATACACTACGGGGAACGTTTCGGTGGGGAAGGATTTGACCGTCACTGGGAACGCACAACTACAAGGGGGTATAGCCTTGGGTGCACATATAATTCCGACAACAAACGCAGCCTTCGATATCGGGTCAGCCTCGTATAAAATACGCGACATGTACGTCGATGATAACTCACTTTGGATTGGCGATAGGGCGAAGATTTCGTTCAGTGGTGGGAAGATGAAGTTTAAACGGCGTAAATTGAATAAAATCCCTAAAGCTGTAAAAGATCTTGCCATCGCGCATTCAGTTCCCGGGGTTACAGATGAAGCCACAGCGGGGGAGGATGCGGTGACCTACTTGAAAGCACACTTCCCCTCCGACGGTATAGGGACACTTGCGGATTTGAAACTTCAGCATTGGAAAGCGTATACGAAGAGTATAGATGCTACAAAAGAAATATCTGACATTTTTGTGGATAATGATGAAGATTATGAAGCTGTCGCAGCTGCAGAAGCGTGGAGTGAAGTTGGGAGTAACATATTTTCAACATATAATGTGACTATAGGAGATACGACCGAACCCCGAGCGGAGTTGGACGTGGTAGGTACTGGGGCCATAATCGTTCCGAGTGGGACTACGGATCAACAACCTGCCGGGGTTAACGGTATGCTCCGCTATAACTCCACAATCGGGTACATGGAAGCGTACACAGCGTCGGAGTGGGTTGTAATAGCAACACCCCCATCGATAACAAGTTTTGATACTCTAAACGTCGCAGTAGCTGATGTCAACACAGATACCATCACGGTGTCTGGAGCCGGGTTTGATGCTATCACCAACATCCAACTTCGAGGGGCTGACGGTAAAAACTATGACACGACCACTTTCACATTTACAGATTCGGGTTCGATTGGGTTTAAGATTGGAACCTTGGCGACCGGACAACTCGCAAATAGACCCTATAAGGTTGTCGCGACGAATGGGGCTGGTCTCTCAGCAACGAGTTCCACGACACTCGGACTTGGTGGTGTGACTTGGTCATCCCCAGCGGCTTCGAGTATAAATGAGTTCGCTATAGGGGCTGCAACCACACTCACACTCTCTGCATATGATGGTGCGGGTGGGTCGGCTGTGACCTATACACTTCAATCGGGATCTTATCTATCTGGAACATTCACACTTTCAGGGACTACCATAACGGGTACTACCGACGCCGCAGAAAACACCACATCGTCTGTCACCATTCGAGCAACGGATAACGCCGACTCTTCAGTCTTCTTAGACCGTACGTTTACTCTAAAGGCTGTACCTGATGCACTATACCCCTTTAGCTCCCCGTTTACGTTCACGAATGCGGCTGCTACGGGGAGTAATGGACCTACACTCTACCAGTTAAAGATCGCGTATACACCCACCTGGACCGATAGTAGTAATTATTTGAACGTGACGACCCAAGGAATCCAAGAATGGACCGTACCTAAAAATGGATTGTATCGGATTACAGCGGCTGGGGCTCAAGGAGCAACCGGTACACGGAACGGTACCCAATATGGTGGAAAGGGGGCAAAAATGAGAGGAGATTTCAGTCTCACACAAGGACAAGTCGTTTATATAGTAGTAGGACAAATGGGCCTCACGGAGACGACACAGGGTTGGGGTGGTGGTGGTGGTGGTGGTGGTACATTTGTGTGGAAGGTTACGAGTCAACCTTTACTCGCCGCAGGTGGTGGTGGTTGTGGTGGTGAGGGTGGCGAAGGCGGTTCCACCCAACATGCGGTAACAGGTACGTCAGGTCAAACGGGGTATAACGGCGGTGGAACCGGGGGGTCAAATGGTTCCGCTGGTCCAAACACCGGCATCTGTAGTGGTGGTGGTGGTCAGGGATGGTTTGGTGGTCCAAGTTATCATTGTGGTGGAGCTTTTACATGGCCAGCTTTATACACCAACCCTTCACCTACAGGCATTCATTCACAAATGCAGACTGCTGCGTTTGGTGGCGGAGCTGGATCACACGGTGGTGGTGGTGGTGGCGGTGGCTACTCTGGTGGTGGTGGTGCTCGATGGTCGCACTCTGGCTTCGGGGGTGGTGGTGGTTCCTATAACTCGGGAGGGTCTCAGTCCAACCAGGGCGGGCCGGGCGCGGCAGGCGCACCGAACAGCAATCATGGCTACGTCATCGTCGAACAATTATAACATCAAGTATATAATAATAATACACGATGGATGAAGATAAAATATGTGACGAGTGTCAAATTTTACCAGATGAACCCACCCCAGAAGAAATTGCGGCCCGAGAAGTTGTGCGAAAACGCGAAGAGGATGCCATGACCAAACTCCGCTCAGAGCGGGACGCACTGATTCCCTCAACGGATAAATACATAATGGCGGATTACCCTATAAAGGACGAAATCCGTCAAAAGTGGGGTCGTTACCGCCAACACCTCCGCGACCTCCCGGGTATGTCTTCACCGGATCTAGATGAAGATGGAAAACTCACGGGTGTTGAGTGGCCCGTCATACCAGGTCAGTAGAAGTCGTTTCGTTCGTCACACCTAATAACACGTAAATCATTTCTTACGCTATATTAGATGTCTGTGAATAATGTGGGTTCATTTTTGAACATCAGGGATTCACACCTTCGTGTGGTCTCAGGTAACGTTTACGCAACAGCAATGAATATCGGGGGTATAAATGTCGATGTCGCACAAGGTCTCCAGAGCGTCACGAATCAGGGAAATGTCACATCCAATACACTTCAATTTTCGAACGCGACCACGGCTTTCGTCACTACGGGGAACGTTTCGGTGGGTCGCGATCTCACGGTTACCGGGAACACCCTCGTTTCCTCCAATTTAACTGTTACTGGGAACGTTTTGGTTTCGGATGACTTGACAGTTACTGGGAACGTCGCCATGGATACAGACACTCTTTTCGTGAACGCGACAACTTCTAATGTAGGGATCGGGACGGTAACACCTGGGTATACGCTTGATGTTGCCGGTGATATAAACTTCTCGGGAACTTTCAATCAAAATGGAGCCCCGTTTGTGTCCTCCCCGTGGACGACGACGGGGGCTGACCTTTCTTATACGACGGGGAACGTTTCGGTAGGGAAAGATTTAACCGTGACTGGGTTCGTCGGGAATTCTGGAACTGGGGCCATACTCGTTCCGAGTGGGACGACTGCACAACAACCTGCCGGGGTTAACGGTATGCTCCGGTATAACTCCACAACCGGGTACATGGAAGCGTACACAGCGTCTGGGTGGGGGTCTATCACACCACCTCCAACAGTACAAACAATTAGTCCCACATCCGTCGCAGTAGCTGATGTCACTACACAGGTCTTCACAGTCACGGGGGCTTTCTTTGATGCTCAGACCACAGTTCAACTTCAAGGGGCTGACCTTACACTTTATAACGTGACCGATTTCGTATTTACAAATTCGGGTTCGCTCGGGTTTAAGATAGGAACCATGGCTACCGGACAACTCGCAAATAGACCCTATAAGGTTGTCGTGACGATCGGGGGTGGTCTCACGACAACGAGTGCCGCAACCCTAAATGTTGGTGCGGCGACTTGGACCTCACCGGCGGCTGGTGCGACCCTGGCCACCTTCAATATGGCCGCGTCCGCGAATAATACGGAATTAGCGGCTACAGACGACGTTGGGGGTAGCGGTGTGACATACTCTGTAGCACCTTCAAGTGCCGCCTTACCCTCGGGACTCACTCTTAACGGGATTACGGGTGCGATAACAGGTACTATCGGGGCGGTGGGTACGACGAGTGTAACATTCCGAGTCACTGATAATGCGTCTGGGACGTTCGCCGAGAGAACATTCAGTATCGTGGCGGTGAATGAGTTGTACACCTGGTCCCCAAATCCATTTACATTCGGAGCCGCGAGGGTGAATGGGAGTGGTGCCGAACCCACAACGAACGAGACACAGGCGAGTCAGCTATTTGGGGCTAACCTCGGCGATTTTATTGCTAAATCGACTTATTCATCTGCGGCGTGGAGAACTAACACCGCATACTTTAAATTGGGGGCTTCAGGGGTGGACTCTGCCGAAACCGGATTTCAACTTTGGACTGTACCCAAAACCGGTACGTACACAATTAAAGCGTACGGAGCCTCGGGGGGTGGGTTGAACGTCGGCGGCTCCGGAAGCGGACCTACGTACGGTGGTTTTGGTGCATGGACCCAAGGAAACTTTGCGTTAACTACGGGTGAAAAGTTACTTATTATCGTAGGACACGTGGGTCGCGACGGGACGTCATACAACGCGACAGCTTCAGGTGGTGGTGGTGGTACTTATGTTCTTAAAGAGTTAGGTGCTAGTACTGCCATAAGCAACGCAAGTATTTATTGTATTGCGGGGGGTGGTGGAGGTGGAAGGGACAAAAACGTAGTAAGTACCACCGCCGGCGGTGGGCCGGGTATAGCCGGTCAAGCCGCTGAGATTACTTCCGGTGGGGGTGGTACTGTGTCAGCAAACTATGGCTCTGGTGGTGGCGCAGGTTATTTTGCGGATGGGAATGTACCCACCTCCACCACCTCCGGCCTTCAGGCAACGAGACCCTATGCAGGCTCCCATGGCGGGTACGGTTCATGGAGTTGGGGGTCGAGTCATGGCTACGGAAACAGGTATGGTGGTTTTGGTGGAGGCGGAGGAAATGGGGCCCACGATCCGGGTGGTGGTGGTGGCTACACGGGTGGTGGTGGGTCAACGTTTGGTTACAATCAGTCCCCAAATATCTCCCAAGGTGGTACATCTAGAAATAACGGGATCTCAGGAACTATTTCTTTTGGTAATAGCATTGAAATCGCCGCGAATGGTTCCGTTACCGTAACCCTAAATTAATATCGGGGTAAAATATATATGCTCTCCCAAGTATTAGAAAAAATGTTTCCGGGTGAACCCTATACCTCCGACGGTACCACGTGGGATAGTGTCGTTTTTAAAAATATAGCAAAACCCGGTGATGAGACGTACGAATATACACTCTACAGACTCACGAACGTCGAGGCGATCAAACAGTTTAGGGAGGAGCGGAACGCTCTCCTCGATAAGAGTGATAAGTACGTAACCCCAGATTACCCACACAGACTCGAACTGGATATCCAGAACTGGAAGGACTACCGCCAGGCCCTCCGACACCTCCCGGGGACGGTCAAACCAACTTTAGATAAAGATGGAAACCTCAAGGATGTCGTGTGGCCTACCCCTCCCACTACACTCACGGGGGGTGCTCAAGATACGCTAACACAACGTAGAGTTTCTAAATTGGTGAACGAAAACACGAAATTAAGTTCGAAAATAACGGCACTCGAGCGTCGGTCAACGGATCATGAACTCAAACTGATAAGGTTAAGTAAACTTCTCGAAAAGTAGAAACTTAGAGAAAATACACGCATTCATATCAAGTATGGATCGTATTATTGATTGTATAGGTCTTGTGAGTGCCGTTTTAATAGCAATCATGTTCGTACCCCAGATCGTACACGTATACAAAACGAAGGATACGGATGCACTCAACTATACCTTCCTATTTACGAATATAGTCGCGAGTATTCTGGGTCTCGTATACTCCATCTACTATACGGTAATTCCCATGATTGTTGCCAATACATCAGCCGGTCTTTTTTCAATATCGCTCATCACGATGAAGCGAGTAAATGGACTTAAAGAACAGTCACCAGTATAAGATGGGAAGGGGCTTCCCCGTTCTCTCATAGCTCAGTTGGTAGAGCGCGCGACTGTTAATCGCGAGGTCATCGGTTCGACCCCGGTTGAGAGAGAACAACACACCTTTTACGAGTGAATCCCACCCGTAAAAGATGTTTACTAAATATAGATGAGCGTTACGAACCACCATATCCTTACAGGGAAGGTTGACGTGACGAGTAATTTACTCGTCGGGTCGTCACATTTATTCGTCGATACGAATAATAACAGGGTTGGACTCATCACGACTGA